GTACGGGAAAACGAGGAGCGGAAGAAAGAGCTTTTCCCCTCGTACAACCCCATCACGGGAGAAGGAGCGCCAGGAAGACGAAGGGCTATCAGGCTGGACGATTTCCTGGACGGGCAGACCATGTATGTGCCCGTGGAAATGCTGTCAGTGGGCGTGGTGTACCGCCTGGCCCGTGCGGGGAGTGTGGAGGAGTTCTGCTGGGAGACCTACGGGGAGTATGACAGCGATTTACGGCGCACGGTGGTGGAAAGCTTCTTAAGAGAGCGGGCCAAGCATGACTTCTACTTTCATTCCTATATGTACGCCCGCATCAAGAACAAGGACGGCGGAGAGGATATCCCCTTCCTGCTACGCCCGGCACAGGTGAAGCTGGTCAAGCTCATGGAGAAGATGAGGCTAAGGAAGAAGCCCATCCGCATCATCCTGCTGAAGGCCCGCCAGTGGGGCGGCTCCACCTGTGTGGAGGTGTACATGAACTGGATACAGCTCTTCTGGATGAAGTCATGGAGCAGCATCATCGTGGGCCACCAGAGCGACTCGGCCAGCGAGGTGAAGGATATGTATGTGAAGCTGATCACGCAGATGCCCGACTTCCTCTTCTATTCAGACGGGGAGGACTTTGACGAGGATCTGCCCAAGATAAAAGGCGGAGGTACGACCAATATCAGCCTGATACCCCGCCGCAACTGCAAGATAAAGACCGCAACGGCGATGAACCCGGAAGGAGCGCGCGGCGGCGACTCGGCCATGGCGCACTGTACGGAGGTGGCCTTCTGGCCCACCACGCCGAAGATGAACCCGCAGAAACAGATCAAGTCAAGCTGTTCGGGTGTGGGGACCAAACCCTTCTCGTTCATCGTATACGAGAGCACGGCGAACGGACAGAACTTCTTCAAGGACGAATGGGACCGAGCCAATGAGCGGGATGAGTATGGGGACAAGAAATCCGCCTTCGAGCCCTTGTTTGTGGCATGGTGGGAAATAGAGATGTACCGTGAGGACCCGGAGGACCTGACAGAATGGGCCTCGTTGCTGATAGAGCGCAAGACGGAAAAGACGGGCCACTGGGATTATCTTTATTGGCTTTGGAAGATCGGGGCCACACTGGAGGGCATCTACTGGTATCACCACAAGATGAAGGAGTACGCCGACATCCAGGATATGCAGCAGGAGTTCCCCAGCGATCCCGTAGAGGCGTTCAAATACAGCGGCCGCCTGGAATTTGACCCCTACAAGGTGGACCAGATGGGAAGAATGTGCCGCGAGCCGATATTTGTGGGGGACATCTACGGACTGGCGCCCAAGGGAGAGAAGAGCGTGGAAGGACTGAAACTGGTGCCCAGCCAGACGGGCATGTTGAAGATATGGGAGAGGCCGGACGTGGGATCACCTTACCAGAACCGTTACTTCGTCAGCGTGGATATCGGCGGAGACAAGGCCACAAGCGACTACTCCATCATCACCGTGCTGGACCGTATGGACATGATGCTGGAGGACGGAGTGATGAACGAGTATGCGGGACCCCGTGTGGTGGCATCGTGGGCGGGGCAGACGGACGCCGACCTGCTGGCCATCAAGTGCGCCCAGATAGCCCGTTACTACTGTAACGCGCTGCTGATAGTGGAGAACAATACGGCCTATGCGAAGTTTAACGACCTGAATAATGATAATGTTTCGGAGCTATTCTTCCCCACCCTGCTGCCGCTGTACAGAGATTATGTATACGCCAAGAACCAGAGCGAGACGGAGATTAAGGAGCATAAGGAGACACGTTACGGCTTCAACACGAACCACAGCACCAAGGTGGCTATCATCAAGTATATGAGTCAGTGTATCCGTGACAAGCTGTATATCGAGCGGGAAAAGGAGGCGGTGAAGGAGTGCTCGTATTATATGAAGTTCCCCAACAACACCTACGGAGCCATCCCCGGCAAACATGATGACCGGGTGATGAGCCGTGCCATCGGCCTGTATGTGAGCTGGAAGGAATGGGAGCGCTATCCCGTCAAGAGAATTGCGAGCGAGGCGGCGCGCCGCAAGACATTGAAAAAGCTGAATGATGCGACCAAAGGCGCCACGATTATATTGGAAAACTAACCTTATTAAATAAGAACAAGATGGAAATAAAGATGTGTAAGACACTGGCAAGCAAACTGAACCGCACGGTGTGGCTGTGGCGGGCTTGCCGTGTGTATCAGCAAGGGGCAAGAGAGGCGGAGCGAAAGCACGCCAAAGACAAGCACCGCTACTACTGTGTGTATGACCCAGGGCAAGGCCACCTGGTGGCTATCACCTACGAGATGCACAAAGGACGTGGCGACAGTTATAAATACCTGGTGCAGCGCGGACGATGGAAGAACCGCCTGAGTGTGGAGGAGATGAAGCAATGCTGCTTTTACTACACCCCCTCAAAGTGGACCCGCCGGCGCATGACACCCTCGGAGGCCGAAGAGAAAAAACGGGAGTTTCTGCGCTACTACCTGAAGATTCACCAAGGGGTGACAGCATTCCCCATAAAGAAAAAGAAATCGCACGATAAAAAAGAACGATTGTGAGTATCTTTGGGAACACTTTTCAACATTTCGGAGTAACGATTATTATATTTGAGGAAACTAAGTCTTCAATAGGTTATTAGCATATTTTTAATTGTATACTTAATTCTTGAGCGAGGCTCTTCGTTGTGAAACGAGGGCCTTTTTTTATTCCTCATCCTCGTCACTCAGCTCCGGCTCGGGCTTGCCCTGGAAGCGTGCGTTGATGATGACAAGCTGTTCCTCGGCGGAGAGATTGCGTTGCGTCCCTTCCTTGACATCCATCGAGGCCAGAGTGGGCAGCGTGAAGCGCGACATGAGCGCTACGGCCCGCACCTTATTATATTGATCCGGGATGGACTGGATCAGCTCGCCCATATTCTCATAAAAGGGCATGAGCTGCTCGGCCAGCACCGCACGGGACCTGCGATAACCCGACTTCACCCCACCCCTCTTGGGGTGGCCTCTGCGGAAGCGTCCGCTCTCGTCGTGCAGTTCCGTCTCGTGACGAGCGGGACCCACCTCCGCCTCGGCATAACACTCCACGCCCCCGGTATCATCCATCGCCACGGAGAGCGTGCCATCCTCCCCGATGCGGGAAACCGTTCCACGGCGGCCTGTGGCCAGCACCCGGATACGGTCCGATACTTTTCTTCGTTGATTCTCGTCCATGGTTTTCATTTTATACTTTTCGACAAAGATAATCCTTTATTTTTGCTTCAACGTATATAAAGAAGGGAAAAATGGGATTTTTAACTAACATATTCGGTTCGGGAGGTTATGATCAAGTCATGGACGACCTGAAAAAAGGAAAGGCAGCCGAGACCGCCTCGTATCTGAAGACGGCCTACGAGGACCCGCTGAACAGCAGTGAAGGGGCGGCCGCCCTCAAGCAGGCCCGTGACATGCTGATGAGCAATAACAAGCGCATCGCCGCATCGGCCGCTGTGACCGGAGCCACAGAGGAGAGCGTGGCCCGCCAGAAAGCCCTGGGGCAACAAGCCGTAGCCAGCGCCGCATCTGACATAGCCCGCACGGGCACAGCCCGTAAGGACCAGGCCATGCAGAACTACCTGCAGGCCAGCCGGGACTATAACGCCAAGATGAATGAAGTGAGACTGCAGAAGGAGCAGGCGGAGACAGCGGCACTGGGCGGATTGCTGGGTGCCGGACTGGGATTGGCCACCACCCTCTATACCGGAAAGAAATGACATGTAACCGATGAGCGAAGGACAGGGCACACAGCAGCTATACCGGGTTGAGCCGGACGGAAAGGGAGGACGCACACAGCGCCAGCTCTACCCCGTCACATCCACCCGCTCGGTATTTGACGGGCAGACGGGCTTGACGCTGGACACCATCCTCCGCTACTTCAACGCCGTCTTCCTTGCCTACGAGGGGACGGATGAGGCCACCCGCAACGCCGTGCCGCTCACCATGAGAAGGAAAGGCCTGCTGATCACCTATACCGACGTGTACGGCGTGACCGTGAACGAGCGCTGCTGTGATGACAGCGACAAGGACACGGAAGACTGGGGAAAGCAGAAGAACTGGGTGCGCGTGTTCTACATCGGCAAGGAGTATGTGGAGGCCGTGGACTGCGGTAAATGGACGGAGGACGGACATTATTATGATGCCAGCCTGAACCCCATGGCGGGACGTTATGAGACGAGCTATGTATGGGATGACGGGTGCAAGTATCGCTGCAGAAGAACCGCCACGAAGCAGCGCCCCGGATACGGCAACGCAGACTGGGAGATGGTGGAGGGCGACCCCACCTTCACCGTGGATTTTGAAGAGGCGGACTGTCTGGTGGACCCCACCCAGTTTGACATTACCCTGACGCTGATGGCCAAGCTGCATAACCGGAATATCATTG